ATGCACCATATCGACAACATCAGCCAGCAGCTTCTCAGTTTTTGTCATAGTCAAATACCTCATCGGTTTTAACCTTGTTATCGATCATACGTCGGTGCATATCCCAGCCATCTTTACGGCCTCGCCAGTAATGGGTTTGCTTAACATCATCAATCCGCATAAGTAATAGCCAAGTAGCCATACTCAGCCCTATAAATAAATATACAGCTAGTTCTAGTGTCATTTTGTAGCCCTATCTATGCACACATACTTTGTGGCACAGGCATAGTGTTGCACCTGTGTACGACTTTGTGGATTATTTAAAGCTGTTTTATTATAACGATTAGATAACGTTAATATCTTCGAGGTCATCGATATGGTCATCGATAGTGCGCTCGGCGTACTCTGTATCAAGCCCCATAGTGTTTGCCTAATGCTGTAAATGAGCCATCCTTATTTACTGGCACCAGGGTCGGTGTCAGGGTCTTGCCACTAGCTTCTAGTATAGCAAAGCCCATCTGCCAATTAGCGCTTCCATAGCGGATATAAGAGGCTTTTTTGCGATCCATAAGGTTTCCTACCTCTACCCCATATAAAGCCCTGTAATAGCCGTTTACGCCCTCTGAATAGGCACTCATACCAAGCCTGTGGCTGTGCCCCGCCAAAACTGATTTTCCAAATTTCTTGGCTAGGTTAAGCGAGGTAATTCCAGCGTGCTGGCTCATATTGCCCTCATCGCCGTGGCAGAGTAACCAATTATCGTGAAATTCATAGGCTGTCTTATGATAGGTCATACCCATTTCAGCAAAGCCCATAAAGGCTGGGTACTGTAACTCAGGTAAATTGATTAAGCCAGGTACTTTTAATAAAGTGTTATATAAGCGATCAGTATGATTACTGCGGATAATATGCATTTCTGGACTGTATTCACCGAGATCCCAGAGTATCTGCTTACACAGCTCACGATCTGCGTGTAAGTCTTCTGAATAAGCCAAAGGTGTGCCATCGGCCCACTTACTAATCGACTGGAAATCAATTTCATCCCCGACCACCAATACAGAATCAAACTTCTCACGCCTCGCTAACTTGATTACATTCTTTACAGCTGCCTCGTGATGATAGGGCACCTGTAGGTCGGATATTACTAGCCAACGCTTAATCGTCATCCTCATCGAAATCGTCAAGTGGATTCTTAATAGGATCTTTAATATCTACGATCCAGTCTGGATAACTTGACCTATCCATCGCAAACGCTAGAGCTGTGCCCTCGTCCATTCCAGATTTACGGCACGCCATATAAACCTCATTAGCTGCTATTGCCCAGAAGTCTAGCTTTGTAAGTACAGGCTCTTTAGTAGTCCTGCGCCTACGTGCAACCTTTTTCTTTGGTTTGCGTTTAGTTGCCATATTAAAATTATGACTTACTGATTAACATAAAGAGATCATCGACACGCTTCTCTAGCCGTGTTAATTGATCCTTCATACTAGAGCCACCATTCGGGCGTAACTCATTAAGCCAGCCTTTAACTAAAAAACGTAATCCTATTAGACCGCCTGATAGCACGGCGATAACGCCAGCGCCAAAGCCAGCCCATTCTGTAGGACTCATTTTTCATTAGCACCGATGCCATAGGCACTGTCGGATTTGTCTAAAGCCCTAGCTGCTGGCCCTGCGAGTGCTGCAATTACAACAGACAGCGCTGGGTCTAAACCTAATTCATTACTTGCTAAAAATGTTAAGAATGATACCAATACGCCACGTGCGTATGACTTTAGTATCGCCTTTTGTTTTTTGCTTATCTTCATATTTTGCCTCCTAGTAATGGGATGTCGAATGGTTTTCCATCGAGATCGCCTAGCTTTGTAAAACTACAGTGCAAATGTTTTGTATGCGGATTTATGCCGTTGTATTTTCTCCAACGCCAATTTAGTATCTTGCTGGCGATGCGGCCATTATGGATGACGTAAGATATACGTTTATCGGTTTTCGCAGCGATTCGGATCTGGTCAGCCAAATCAGCACTGACCCCATCGGATGCACAAAGGCGAGCATCAATATCAACTGCTCTGACCCACCCAAGTTTGTCTGGATTATGATCCGATTTTCTGGCGGCGTGACGGCTATCGCCCACCCACCCATCACTGGCAGTACGCCTATCTGGAAACCACGTATCAACTTGATCTCTTAACTGCACGCCAGCTGCACATAACTTTGGCTTCATTAACTTAGAAGAAGTTTAGCTTCATCCTCAGTAATGCCTAAACGTTCTAGCAATTCAGCTTTAGCATTTGCTTGTGCTTCAATTTCCGCTAATTCTTCGGATTTTACCAATTCAATAGCTTCATCAATTTCAGATTGCGTTGGAGCATCTCCTTCTAAAACAATCCAATTTATTGTTGAATAATCTCTATTGGTATACGTAAATTCAGCATTAGGTTTTAACTTGTGAATTGCTTTTGCTAAATAATCATTCATTAAGCACCAACTTCCATTAGTATCATTGTCGAAGTATTAGAATCAAGTTGCGCTGTAGCGGTTGCGCTATTTGATGTGACTAAAGCAGCTATTTGTGTTTTGTAAGTTGTTGATGATGTTGTTGATGGAGTATCTAAATAATTTAATGGTGTCATAGTCATCAAATTAACTTCATTTTGTCCACCAGGAATAGCTATATATCCAGCAGTAGTTTTTGTTGCGCTTGAATAAATAGTGGTTGATCCACGTACTAAATTTATGCCTGATCCCATTCCATTGGACTGTCTATATCGACTGTTGAATTGCTGAACTAAAACCAAAACTTTTGATGTAGCTGATGAAGGAGTTATGCTTGCCGAAAGTCCAGTATCTGTATAAGTAGTGCTTGCAATTACTGTTTCCGTTGAATAAGTAGCCTGCACAACTTGCAAAATTTTTCCACCACCAGCAGGTGCAGCCCATTCTGGAGCAGTTGCGCCTGAGTTAACTGTTAGCACCTGTCCTGCTGTACCAATTCCAAGTCTGGCTGGTGTTGATCCGCTTGAAGAATAAATCGTATCGCCAGTAGTTGTCATTGGGTTAGTCATACCTGTTGTATCCAAGTTCGCCCAAGCGCTACCTGTGTAATAAGTGGTTACGTTTGTATCTTTAAGATAAGCAAAATTACCTTCTTGCGGTGATGTTACAGCTGCATCTCTAGCAGCGGCACTAGCAAACACCCAGACACCTTGCATTAAATAGCCATCGACATCGGCTGCGGTTAATACCTCGCCTGTTGTAAAATCCTTAAACCCTAATCCTGCTGCCATTTTTACTCCTTAGTAACTGAGCACATTATAGTCTAAAGTGCCATAGATATTGTTATTTAAAATTAGAGCGTCTATTACAGGTTCTAAGGTCGTAAAGACCACTCTAAAGCTGTTGGGTGTAATAACGTTTTGCACGCCAAATATCTGCAAAGTCTTGTCCAGGGTAGATCCACCTGGCTGGGTAGTAACCACCCTGATTGGATCAAAGAAGTCAAGCTCTAGGGCTGCAATTATGCCTGCGTTGTAATTGTTTGTGTATAGGTCTAGCTCGATAGAATCGCATCGCACGCTAGTCTCGGCACGGCTGGCTGTATAAGCCTGGGCGTAATCTAGGGCTACGGCATCGGTCTGCATTAGCAGGTCTTGAATCTGGTAACTATGGATAAAATACTTATCGATTGAGGGTTGGTTAATGGCAGTCTGTGGCGTGCCACCTGTCCTAGTAACAGTAGATGAGTTGAAGATAAGGGTGTCATCTAGTTTCCAATTAGCGTTAGCGTATGGGATACCTGTGCCATTATCATTAAAGGTAGTTACTGTGCCACCTATTGAGCCAGCGGTTACAGCTCTATCTTGAAATACAAACTCCCCATTAGCATCTACATATAGTGCCCCATATTCTGACTGGGCAACAGTTTGCAAGGCGCCTAGTGATGTGCGTAATGTGCCTGGATCATTTTGCAGTGTAGTTAAACCTGCATCGATATCACGCATTGTTGCTGGCCAGTCGATCTCATCTAATATCTGGTTAATTCTTGTGCCTGATAGATTGCCAGCAGTAGCACCTGCCACAGTAGTGATCTGTGCATTGTTGGCTAATCTAAACGCATCTACAGCTTGTATGGTTGTATAAGCTACCTCTGTAGCATCTTTAGGTTGAGTATTAACATAACTCGTAATAAAGCCTGAAAATATAGGATAGGTCGTAGCGCCATAGGTTGCAGTGATCTGCACCTTTTTCATAGGTGTTAGGTCGGGAGCGTAGGGACTTAGTGGGTTAGTCGGGTTAAAATCACCATTCTGATCTACTATGCGCAGCGTTAATTGGCCTGTCTGAAATTGGTCAAATAAAGGATTACGGCCTCTGGTGGTTTGTATAAAGTTAATTTGATTTGACACGTCGACAATAATGGCTGCTGAATCTTCTAATATGTTTACATCTAATATGCCAGTATCTAATATCATAGCTTGGGCAAAGGCTGGCCCAGTAGAGAAGTTAATATAAGCGTTTACTACTGGTACTGTCATTGGAAAGCAATCGAGCCAGCAGGTATTAACGCACCATTACCAAGTTTAGTTATATTACCCAAAGCATCTTGGATATAACGTTCTAAATCTTGGTTACTACTTAATACTGCGCCTGTGTTGACTGTAACATCTATGTTAGTAGTGCCTTGATTTGTTGGCGTTGTGCTTGGCTTATATATATCATTTAGTGGGTA